GCATATCTTATGAATGTTGATGGATATGCTGGACAGGGAGATATATTGACAAAATTTGGTATTCGAGTTACCACAGAGGCCACATTTGTAATTTCAAGAGAAAGATTTGAAGAATCAGTTGCACCTTTTCTAGAACAACAAGAAGACGATTATGAAATATCAAATCGTCCGAGAGAGGGTGATTTGATCTTTGCTCCTTTAGGTAAAAAATTATTTGAAATTAAATACGTTGAGTTTGAGAAACCAAACTATCAGTTGAGAAAAAACTATACATATCAACTTACATGTGAAGTCTTTGAATATGAGGATGAGGTTATTGATACTAATATTGAAAAAATTGATAAGGTTGTTCAAACGGATGGTTATGCTGCAAGATTAATTCTTGCTGGTATTGGTAGCACTGCAACCGCAACTACAACTCTAGCGTTTGGTGCGGTTCAACAAATTTTCCTACAAAATGACGGATTCGGATATGCTGCTGCACCAACAATAGGCATTACCACTTCGCCTGGCACAGATGCAACAGCTGTTGCAATTATGACAGAGAGATCTGGTATCGCAACTGCTAAATCTATCGACAGAATTCTTTTAATCAATCCTGGCAGTGGATATAT